GTAGCTCAGCAGGTAGAGCAGCTGATTTGTAATCAGAAGGTCGGCGGTTCGATTCCGTCTGGCGGCACCAAACCTGTGAACAACTGGCGACTAGAAGAATCTAAGAAGTTTACAATTGCCCCAGCATACAACAAGGGTGGTTATCAAGTCATATCAAAAGACAATGTTAAACATATAGGTAAATAGTGAAAAAGATTTTATTAATATTGATGTTATTATCACTAACGAATTGTGCTAGTAATCAAACAAAATCACATATGAGTAGCGTCATAGGTGCTGGTGCAGGTTACGGTATGTGCCGTGCTGCTTTAGAATCTGGTATTGCATTAACGGCAGCCTGTACAGTTGTTGGTGCTTGGGTAGGTGCAAGTTTATTTTATAATGACGATATGAATGTACACAAGGCAGTTTTTGTGGATACTTTAAATACATCACCAGGCAAGAGGTCACATGTAACCTGGGGTAGTCACACCTCTGGTAATTGGGGATCAATCACTATCAATAGAACTTACCTAGTAAAGGGCGTTAAGTGTAGTGAGTACGAGTCTGTTGTGAGTATTACAAGACAATGGCCACTTTATGGTGTACAAAGAGAGAATGAGTTTGGTACCGCTTGTCAGATGCCTGACGGAAGGTGGGTGATACAATAATGGATCCTTTTAGTAATTTTAGAAAATATATGATATGGACTTTCATATTAATAATATTTTTAATCGTATCAGGTATCGCAGTTGCAGGTGAAAAGTCAGAATGGCTAAATGATAATCCTTGCATGATAAAAGTTGTCACTACCGAAAAATGTTTAGACTCTCAATGTCTAATAAAAGAAATTACAAAAGAAGAAGTTATGAAATGTAAAGATGGTTACGATGGTCCTAACTATTGGGAACTATTTGCACAATTCTATTATTCAGGAATTACTGTTCCGCCTTATTGCAGACAGTATGCAAGACCAAATCATCCTTTTAAAACACCAGGGATGATTTGTTTAAGTGAAGATGGTGAATGGGAGAAACAATAAAATGTTTAAATTAATAGTGCTACTCGCTGCTATCATTGTTATAACTACACAATGGGGTGCTTTTACTGATATAGTTGATGTATCAAAAGCATTAGAAGTGACTAGTGAAATCATAACGAAAGTGAAGGAGTAAATAAATATATGATGAAGACTATACTAATCGCTTTACTTGCTTTAACTTTGACAAATTGTGCCAGCAACACATACAAAGTAAAACAAGAAGCGAAAGAAGAAGGTAGGGTATTAAACCAGGTACCACAATGGTACATTGACGCTAAAGTCGAAGATGGTATAATATTCAACAGAGACGCTGATCTTTATGTCTATGGTGTAGGTCAAGGTGCAAGTCCTGATTTACAATTAGCAATAGAGAAAGCAATGATGATCGCTAAGGCAGAACTTGCTGACAAGTTGCACGGCGAAATGAATAAGAAAACTGAACTCTATATTACTGAGATAGGTAAAGAGGGTAATAAAGAGGTCGCTTCTAAAATCGAAGAGGTCATTGTAAATATTGTTAAACAAACAAAGATACAAGGCTATGAAATGTGGGAGAAGGCAGTTTACGAAACACCTAATGGTCAATACAGAGTTTATGTAGGATTAAAAATGGGTGTGGGTGACGCAAATAAACTTGCAGAGTATATCGCTAAACATGCTAACCATGATATCAATGTTGACGAATTAGCAAAAGCGGCAGTAGAAAGTGTAATAGTAGAAAAGGTAGATTAATGTCAATAACAATTTACAGTAAGCCAAATTGTGTTTTTTGTGATAAAGCAAAAGCAATGGTTAAAAGTCTAAACTTAGACTACGAAGAAAAAATGTTTGGTAAAGATTTCAATACAGTTGAAGAACTTTATGAAGCAGTAGGTAAACAAGTTAGAACTATGCCACAAATATTAATAGATGGTAAACTCATAGGTGGTTATAATCAATTAGTAGAGCATTTTGCTGACAAGGGACAGGTCAATTTCAAGGGCGAAAAAGTTGTCTGATACTGATAAAAAACTTACAGAAAAAGAGGTAAGAGAGGAGTATAGACAACACCGTAAAGATAAAACATTTAGAGAGTGTTGGCCTGCCAACAATGACAGTTTCTATGAGTGGTGCTCACAGTATTTGGATTATAAACATATCACTAAAAAGAGAAGATAAATAGTCATATGAGAAAATTTCAACAATACATAACTGAAGGTGTCTATGATCCTGCTATATTTAAAGCATTTTTTCTAGCAGGTGGTCCTGGTTCAGGTAAATCATGGGTATCAGCAAGGGCACTATCGGGTATGGGATTAAAAGTAATCAATAGTGATAATGCTTTTACTAGATTACTAGGTAAAGAGCAGATATCTTTAAAATTTGCAGATCACACACCAAAAGAGATTGAAAAGAGAGATAAGATTAGAGACAGATCAAAACAAGTTGCAGGTATGCAATTGGCTATGGCACTTCAAGGTCGTCTAGGATTAATCATAGACAGTACAGCAAGAGACGTAGAGAAGATTCAATCAGAAGCAAAGAGATTAAGAGAACTAGGTTATGATATACACATGATATTTGTTAATACGAGTTTAGATGTTGCACTAGAGAGAAATAGAAACAGGCCTAGATCGCTACCAGACGCTATTATAATCAATAGTCATAAACAGATACAAAAGAATATGGGTAGATTGCAGAGAATATTTGGTGCAAGAAACTTTGTTGTGGTTGACAATAACGAGCCTGCTGAGGACGTAAACCCTACTGTCAATAAAAGAATTAGAGGCATGGTTGATAGAGCACCAACATCATATCAAGCAGTAAAATGGATTCATAGACAACTTGAAAAGAAGAAAAGAAAATAATGGATAGAAGTGATGAAGAAATTATCAAAAACATCAAATCAGTATTAGATAAGAATGTTAAAGATAATGTAGCAATGCATGGTGGTATGATTAATTTTTTATCATATGACAAAGGTGTTGTTAGACTAGAAATGGCTGGTGCTTGTTCTGGTTGTGCTATGAGTAAACAAACCTTACATGAAGGTGTTGAAAGAATGCTTAAACATTATGTGCCAGAGGTAACTCAATTGATAGGTGAAGATGACGAGACAGCAGCTCAGAAAGGATACACACCATGGGCGATCTAATACAATTCCCAATAAAAAAAATAGTTAGAAAAATGCCCTCAATGCAACAAGCAGAGAGCGAAGCAAAAAAGAAAAAGGCAAAAGAGGATTACTTTGTAGAACAATTATCCGAAGAAATAGTATTACATATGATACATGTATTACAAGACCATGCTGTAAAGATGAAAGATAATACATTTCTAAGAGATTTAGCAGTTATCATAGAAGCAATCAAGGCTTTAATTTACAGAGATTTCAATAGAAAACACAAAATGCATGCCATTTCAGACGCACTTGCCACAATAAAGAAACTGCCAGATGGCAAACAGGTTACCGATTTAGATTATAGTAAGATATTTGTTTCCAAGAAACCAAGGGTTGACAAATAGCATATAAAGTGATATAATAATATAATGATTATAGTTGATATAAATCAAATAATGATTTCTAACCTAATGGTTACAATTCATAGGGACAACCTAGAGTTGGGTGAAGACCTCATACGACATATGGTACTAAATAGTTTACGAGGCCATAATAAGAAGTTTAGAAAACAATATGGTGAAATGGTGATCGCTTGTGATAGTGGTAATGTATGGAGAAAACAAATATTCCCTAATTACAAAGCAGGTAGAAAAGCAAATAGGGCTAAATCTGAACATGATTGGGAATACATATTTGATTTACTATCTAAAGTTAAAAACGAGATTAAACAATTTTTACCCTACAAAGTCATAGAGGTAGAATCGGTAGAGGCAGATGATATCATTGCTGTTCTATGTAAAAGAACTAATGAGAAGGTGCTGATACTGTCAGGTGATAAAGACTTTATACAATTACATAATGATAGAATAAAACAGTATAATCCTGTTCTTAATAAATTTGTAGGACAAGGTGAAAACCCAAGTCTATATATTAGAGAACATATACTAAAAGGTGATAGAAGCGATGGTATACCAAACGTGCTATCGGATGACAATGTTTTTATCGAAGGTAGAAGACAAAGACCTTTGAGTAAGAAGAAGATAGAGGCATGGTGCAATGAGATCGTACCTACCTTTAATGAAGAAGAACAAAAGAACTACGATAGAAATAGAAAATTAATTGATTTAAGTTGTCTTCCAAAAGACATTGAAGACAAAATAAATAATGAGTTTAATGATGTAAAAGTAGCAACTAGAGATAAGATACTAGGCTACTTTATAAACAAAAAACTTAAAACTTTAATCGAGTCAATAGATGAATTTTAGACTCGAAAGAACTGTTAAGGAGAAAAATAATGGTTATAATTAGAAGAAATGCCGATGGATCAATAGCAAATCCTGAAATGGCAAACACAACACAATCACACCCAGCATTAGCAACTAAAAGAGGAATGCAAGCACTACAAGACGCAGGTAGAGCTGTACCTATTTTAATGAGTGAGATTGCTACTAAAATTAATAATGCAAAAGACAAACCTAGAAAATTAAAAGTATTACAAGAAAATGACTCTGTGCCTTTGAGACAGGTCTTGAAAGGTGCTTTTGATCCTAATATAGAGTGGTTATTACCTAAGGGAGCAGATGTTCCTTACAAAGTAAATGACGCACCGATAGGTACTGAACATACTGTATTAAGTCAAGAGGCAAGAAGACTATACCTTTTCACAAAAGGTGGTGACAATACAATAACACAAAACAAAAGAGAAACACTTTTTATACAAATGTTAGAGGGACTATCTGCTGAAGAAGCTAAGTTTTTGATAACGGTTGTAAACAAAAGAGTGAACAACGAATACAAAGGTTTCACAGCGAATCTAGTTAAAGAAGCATTTAACTGGAACGATAATTTCATGAAAAACCAATAATTCGTTCTCGTTTTGTTCTCATTTTTAAGCCCTTATATTGATAAAACATTGATATATAAGGGCTTTTTTTATCCATTTTTTGCTTGATTTTTCGCTCTAAATACGGTATAGTATAAGAATAAATGATAACAAAAAGGAAAAAAAACATTATGACATACAAACCTAAATACTTATCTAATCAAATTAGTTTAGTTAGAGATACTGCTTACAATAAAATTAAAGAGATTGTTGCTGCTTCTGATATAGTGACACCAAAAGTATCTGAAAAATTAGATATCAATTTAAAAAATACTCTTAATAAAATTTTAAATGATTACAAATTTCAAGAACTCAATAAAGAAGAAAAACCTATTGACGAAGAACCAGGTATCTGGTCAGAATTTGCAAGTGAAGGTTTAGGAATATAAATATGGATTTAACACACGGATTAGGAATGTTTTTTATAGGTATTCCTATAACTATTGTAGGTTTCTTTATTGCTTATACCATAGCATATAAAAGTGTTATGAGTAAAGATAAAGAAAAATTAACTGAGGTACAAAAATCAATTAAAGATTTATATGGTCAGGACTGTCAATGAAATTAGATAAAAAATCAAAAGATATATTACAAGAATTAGTGAAAGGTAAAGGTTACTTTAAAACGCCTACCGTACCTAAGGATCATATAGATAAAAAAAGTGTATTAGATTTATTAGTACCTTTATATCTAAAAGGTTTACTAACCTTTCAAAGACAATATGATATACCGTTGATTGGTCCTGCTAATGAACACATGGTTAGATACAAATGGTATGATGTTATGATAGATAAAAAGAAAACAATCAAAGATTTAAAAAAGGTAATCAAAGATGGCACAATTTAAAGCAGTAATTAGAACATTGATGGCTGTTGTTGTGATAGCATTTTGTGCTACAACTTTTTATTATTACACCGAACAAGGTAAAGCAAGGGCAGAGGCATTAGTGCCCACACTACCTGATTTTGAACACACAAATAATCAACAATTTTTAAATAACGTGGTGCAATGTGTTAATTATATTGAACACAACACAACAGATATTTATCCTGTAAACTTAGAACTATTACTTGCTCAAGCAGCATTAGAGTCTGGTTGGGGTAATAGTAGATTTGCAAGAGTAGGTAAAAACTTGTTTGGTATTAGAACGTATGATTTAAAAGAACCACACATGTTGCCTTCTAACAACCCTAAAAAATGGGGTGTGAAAGTATTTGAGCATGAGTGTGATAGTGTTTTAAACTATATGAATATATTAAATAATGGTGGTGCATATAAGAAATATAGAGAACTGAGAGAGAATGGTATTGACGATCCATATATATTGGTAGAAACACTTGACGCATATGCGGCTGATAAACATTATTTTTCAAAGATAAAAAGTATTTTAACAAAGATAAGGAGTGAATATGAAGTTAGATGATATAAAAACAAAGTATAAAAAACTTGACAATCTTGCTAAAGCATGTGCAAATGCTCAAAGTGACGATTTTAAAGGACTATGGTTTGGTAAACTTATTGATTTGGCAAGAGAATATAAAATGCTAGATTATGTTATGAGAAAGCTTGTACATTAAATTAAATTGTGATATAATAAACTTATGAATATATTTTATTTAGATAAAGATCCAGTTGTTGCTGCTCAAATGAGTTGTGATAAACATGTTGTTAAAATGATATTAGAATCTGCTCAAATGTTATGCACAGCAAAAAGAGTATTAGATGGCATAGAGTGGACTGATTATACAAAGAACGGTAGAAAAATTAGAAGATGGCGACTAGAAAACTCTAACGAAGAAGCAATCATTTACAAAGCAGGTTGGTTGAAACATCCTAGTACACAATGGGTCATGGCGTCAAGTTATAATTATATGTGGTTATATAGACATATGATGGCACTAAATAATGAATACAAGTTAAGATATAACCATACTAAGGATCATATGTGCATAGAAAAATTAGGTATATTATTGAGTGTGCCACCAAAGAACTCACCTGTAAATGTGATGGCAACAGACGCCACACCAGCAATGCCTGAAGAATGTAAAGTACCAGGTGATGTTGTTGCGAGTTATCGTAAATATTATATAATGAAAAAGAAAAGATTTGCTACATGGAAACAACCTGCTGAAATGCCTTTATGGTTTAAAGAGGGAGTAGCAAATGCCAACGTATAGATTCTACAATAAGAGAACTAAAAAAGAATATACAGACCTCATGTCAATATCTGAGATGGAAGAGTTTATTAAGAAGAAGCATATAAAACTATTACCACCCACACAATTAAATATAGTATCTACAACAGGTACGATAGATGGTAAAACTGATAGTGGTTGGAAAGAAGTTATGTCTAAGATATCTGAAGCACACCCTAAAAGCCCTTTAGCAGACAGATATGGCAAAAGATCAGTAAAAGATACACAAATTGATAGGGTAATTAAACAACATAGAGCAAAGAAGGCAGGTAAGAAAGTATAAATATAGTTATGGCAGATTTCGATTTTTTAGACGATTTTGATACTAGTGGTGATTGGGGTTTTAGCTCAGTAGCTAGTAAACCCACAGAAACACAAAGTAAAGAAACACAAGAAGTTGTTAAACAGACAGCAGATGGTGTAGGGAAGGCTGTATCTAGCGAGATTGTAGGTAGACTAGAGGGTAAGTTAGATAGACTTATGAGACTAGTAGGTGATACAAAAGATACAGTTAATGCTAAGAACGAAACAGAGTTAGAGATTGCTAAGAAACAGATGGATGATGAGTATGATCTGAGAAAAGATAATCTTGGCAAAGAACAAAGAGAAAAATTTAAGGCATTAGAAAAGCTAATCATACCTCTATTAATCAAACTTGCAAAATCACCAGAGGCCTATATTCATTGGCCAAATAGAGCAGAAGTCATAGAAGCACAATTGAAAAAAATTGTTGCAATCACAAGAGGAAAATAAATGAAACTAAGTAAAAATTTTAGCCTAAAAGAAATGACGGCTAGCCAGACGGCTGAGCGTAAGGGTATTAATAATAATCCTAATGACGATCAGATTACAGCATTACAAAAATTATGTGAGAATATACTACAACCAGTTAGAGATCACTATGCTACACCAGTGACAGTATCAAGTGGGTTTAGAAGTGAAGAATTATGTGTTGCAATAGGATCATCTGTAAACTCACAGCACGCTAAAGGCCAGGCTGC